TCTTCCTGGGTGTCCTACTTATTCTCCATAACTAAATATTAATATGTCTAGCAATTTTATATTACAATCTTTAATACAAAGTCCCGGTCTTGTTGGACAAATAAACGAAAAATACGCAGAACATAAAAACTATAAATGCGCAAATCCAGGAGCAATTGAAGGTAAAATATCTTCAATAAAACAATGTGAAGACTTATTTTTTAAAGATACGAAGGGAGAATGGTTACCCGGAATAACATTTAGACCAAAAGAACCAGAACCATCAGATATTGATATTGATAATGCTTTTAAATCTTTAAATGGTTGTACATTTTTAGCGACAGAATTAGGATATGAGTATCTTGGGTGTAATTTTTCAGATCCAGATGCTGTGTTTAGTTGTAATTGTCCTATAGTTGGAACTAAATATCCAAAATTATTAAAAATAGCAACAAAGAATGCAACTTTTTGGAATACTGATTTAAAGGTTCCTTTGATGCGCGGAGCTTTTAAAACTTTATTAGATGCTTATAAAATTAAAATAAGAGTAACTGGAACTTTCCGCGTTTGGCCCGGTAATATTGTTCAGATATTCGATCCAGCACATCCAGAATATCAAATAGCTGATCGCAAATTAAATGGAAATTGGTTAGTTTTAAGTATGTCTCATAGAATTTTTAAAGATAGACATCATGAAACTACTTTAGTATTATCTGCTCTTCCTAATTCTGGATTTTTTAATTCTCACCGTTCAAATATTCAAGATATAAATATACAGACATGAGTTTAAAGGATCTAGATATCTATTTTAGAACAAATTCTCAAAATGACATTAATAGCATTTCGCAGACATTTTTTGTAAAACAACAAATAAAAAATATATGTGTAACTGAAATTAATGGTTTTAGATTTAATAAAAATATTGGATCTGGATTAGATGAATTAAAATTTAATAATAGCAAATCTAGGCAAATTTATTTGTTAAATTTTCTAGAATCAAAATGCAAACTACTTATAAAGGGATTGCAAACAATTTCATTTTCTGTTGATAGATCTGATATTTTCAATAGAAAAATTTATTTTAATGTCAACTATAGCAAAAATTCAGATTCTTCTACATTAAGCAATTCTTCGTTCAAGTTTTATTTGAATAAATAATTTTATGAACGAGCCAAAAAACATAGATCTTATCAGTCTTGATTATAACGATCTAAAAGAAAATCTGAGAACATATCTAAAATCAACTAGTTATGCCAATACTTTTGATTTTAATAGCGAAGGCACTGCAATTGACATGTTGCTGGGGCTTTTTACTTATAATAATTTAATTTGGTTACATTATTTACATGCTCTGAACAATGAAAGCTTTATTGATAGTGCTCAAAAAACAAGTTCTTTGGTAAAATTATTACAGACAAATGGGTTTACGGCTAATAGATATAAATCATCTACTTGTCTAGTAACATTTAGTAAAAACAATAGTTCTGTTGCGGAAATTGATAAATTTGCTGTTATACAAAATAAAAATTCAAATAATAATCTAGTAAATTTTTACTATGTCGGTCCAAGAACAACTGTTGATATTTCAACTACTTTAGAATTTTATTCTGGATCTAAATTAGTTAAAAATTTAGTTCCTGTGGTTGATTATGATAACCAAGAAATAGAATTACCAGATTCTAATATTGATATTAGAACAATAGTTGTAAATATCAACGATGAATATTGGACTAATTATACAAATGAACCAATAATCGGAACAAATGCAACATCAAAAATATTTTTTACTGTGAATAAAGGTTCAAAAATCTTTATCAAATTTGGTAAAAATATTCAATCAGCTGATCTAACTATAGGCAAATCTCTATCTTCTACTGACACCACAAGAGTATCTTATGTTGTTTCTAATGGAGAAAAGGGCAATAATACAAGTTTTAGTTCTATTTCACAATTTGTACAGAATGGTTCTTTAAATGTACCATCAGTATCAATAACATCAAATACCTCTTCTGGTGGTTATTCGGAAATTGATAACGAATATTTAAAATATATTAGTCCTAGATCATACGGATATTCTTCTTTAGTTACAAAAAGCGATTTTGAATATGTAATTGCAAATTCTGGATTGCTTCCAACATTGTCTCAAATTGATCAACGAGTATCAGTTTTTGATGGGCAAGAATATAATGATCGTTACGGAACAGTTTATTTTTCTATAATTGATTTAGGAGTTACTTCTACTGAAGTTTCTTCCTTGATTCAGCTATTGAAAACAAAGATGGTTGTCGGATTAAATCTTGAGTATATCGAATCGCAAGATTTTACAGGAAAAATAGCTTTAGCGTGTAAGTTGGATACTAGAAAAACAACAAACACTAAAGCTAATTTACAATCACAAATAACAAATAATATAATAGATAATTATTCAGATAAATTATTTTTTAATGATATTTCTAAATCTGCATTGATTAATATTTGCGTTGGAATTGATTCGAATATTTCAATATCGGATTCTAATATCACAATTTTATTTGATAAAACAATTAGTTTATCCTCACAAAAAGTAATTAGATTTTACAATGAAATAGAGTCCTTTTATACAAATCTAGTAACTACAAATTTATCTACATCGCAAATTAAATTTGTAAATTCTAGTACAGAAGTACCAGAATTAAATGGATTTAAATATATTGAGGCTATAAATTCATCTGGTGCAGTTGTAAATAATAAAGTGGGAATTTACAATCATACTACTGGTTTTATTCAAATATACGATCATATTACTACAGACGATTCTTTAACATTTACCATAACTCCCGCAAGTTCTTCCATAACAGCAATAAACAATATGGCTGTTGAATACGAAATAGATTCTGTTACAATAACATGATAATATTTTTTAATCAAAATAAAAATCAGAATCTAACTCCTGCTCAATTAGATCTAAATGCTGGAGCTGAATATGCGCTTGGTGTGTTAAATCAAAACTACACTTTAGAAACAACAAGAAATAATAGAAATTATTCTTATAGAATACAAAACCAATTTCCTTCTTGGTTAATAACTGAATCAGAAAATAATTCTTCATACAATACTATAAATTTAGTACAGGAATTATATAATTGGATTTTTTCGAAGAATGGTTTAGATCTTTATCCAAACTTCGAAAATCTTCAAAATCCATTTTATACTAATCAAGAATCATTAAAAAAAATATACTCATCATTATTCTCTAATTTTGATTTTTCTGATTTCAATGATATAAAAGTTTTAAGGGAATTTTTAATATCAAATAAAGAAAAATTCATAGAGAAAAAAGGAACAGAAGAATCTTTTAAAGTATTCATACAGACTTTTTTTGATTCTGCTTTCAACGATTTTAAAATTGAATATGGCTCAGATAATACTTTTTTACTGAACGAATCAGATACAAATACAGAAGTATTATCGGATGGTAGATACAATCAAGAATTTTCTATAAAATTAGAAGCTAATATTGATGAAAAATATCAGGATGATTTTGTATCTTTACTGAAGCCAATGGGCTTTTACTTCGATTTAGTTGGTAGCGAAAATACCCTATTCTCCGGTACAGTAACGACTTCTTTAGACATAGAACCAGAAGAAATCATAATTTCTTGATCCATACATAACTGTATGCCAAATGACTCGTCATCTAGATACTCTTTTGCTGTAGAGAAATTTATAAATTCCGCTCTAACTAATGATTTTTACATTGGTCTTGGCGTAGATTCTATTGGATATGAAGCTAAAGATACACGTTTAAATAAGAAAGTGGCTAATGTTTCTAGTTTTATCAAAAGAGTAAAATTAAGTGATATAAATTCTGCTTTTAAGAGAAATGATTGGTATGAAGGGAAAACCTTCAAAGTTTTTGATACCACAGATCCAGACATATCAAGCAGTACTTGTTACAATACATCTACAAATGAATTATTCTTGTGTATTGAAAATTCTAGTCAAAATAAATTTTTAAATAGAAATTTTGCATCAAGATCTAAATTTGCTCCTTCAGGATCTAATGGCAGTATAATTGATACAAATGATGGATATAAATGGTTAAAAATAAACTACGATCCGTCACCATTATCTACCAATTACATTAGAATTTTTGGTATAGAAGGTATGCAAAATTTTAAAGGATTTACCGCTGATAATTCAGGACCAACCGCAGCTGTAACATCCTTGCATGGGGCTTCTGGACTGACTTATGGAACATGCTGCCTATACGTCAAGGAAGGCTTTGTAGAGCCTATTACGGGCAAAACATACTCGTCTGGAGATATATTAGCCGCTTATAAGGTAGCTAATGCTTGGTCGTGTGACCATCTTGGTCAATTAACTGACTTACAGTCCGTATTTAAACCTTACATAACTGGTTCAGAATATGGAGGATTTTATAATATTTCATCTACTAGCGGATGCACACCATGCGAAGCATCATATACAGATGTGACACCATTTTTATCATTTGCGTCTGGTGGATCTGCTGGATATTCATCTACCAGTACATATAGAAAAAATTATGAAATTCTATCATCAATTCCATCTGGATGCATATTAAATGCAATTATAAATGATGTTTCTTCGACATCATATTATGTAAGTACCGAAAGACCAGAATTAAGCATCAAAGTTAATGGAACAATAGGTTCGTGCAAAGGTTATCTAAAAACTGAATATATTGGTGGAAATTATGGTTGGAAAGTAACTGGTATTGAACTTGAAAATCAACTATCAAGTAGTAATATAACTTATGCTGAAGCTGTAAATATTATTGATTCTACCGGATCTGCTTCTTCTGGAGATTTTTCTAATCTTCTAGCATCAATACAATTTAATTTATCACCAATTACAAAGACACAAGAATCATATCTTTCAGTAATGGATTTACTTAGAACAGATAAAATATCTGTTTCAGCAAGTATTACTACAGCAAATTTACAATCTCTTATTCCAACAATAGGAGCAACATATTCATTCTCAAGTGCCTTCTTAACTTCAAATATTAAAAATTCTTCTGGTTACAAATTTGGACCAAAGATTTATAGAGATTTTACTGAATATTTGAAGACTAGCACTACTGCTTCTATCGAAGCAATACAAGGAGATTTAAATAGTATTTCGTTTGAAACTGTAGCAACAGATATAGTATCAAGTGATATTTCTACAAATTATTTGGTTAATAGAGATACACAAGATAAAAAGATTGGATCCGGAGAAACAGAATTTGAACCAGGTAAACCAATTTTCAGTTATAACTTTGCTTTCGATAATGTTTCTTCTGGGCAAACCAGTGGAACATTTGAAATTAGCAGATATAATGCTTATAGCCTGAGTAGTGGGGGAACATTATTCTTCCAGACGCAGGGAGCAACATATGGTGTTGTTCAAGTAAATGGTGTAACAGGATCGCAAATAAATATGTCAGATTGTGATGTTTTATTTGCAACCGATAGTGCGTTTAATCAAGACAAAAACACAGTAACTTTAATTTTCAATATCTAAAATGAGCAACAACTACCCTTTCGAAAACCAATTTCCTTTAACAAACTACCCTTATTCTAGTAGATTCTGGGGTTCGAATGTAGATTTAGATCCAAAAAAGAACTACACGTTTATTGGATTTAAACCAAAGACTAGATTACAAGCTTCAGAATTAAATGAATTGCAAGAAATTTTTGCAATGCAAAATACATTGAATTTAAATCTAATAAGGGAATGGTTTAATGAACTAAATGGCACTACATGTGATGGGCCAGCATGGGAAGGAGCAACACCTCTATATCCTAAAACTCATCCAGATGGTTTGACATATGAGAATATGGTTACCTATTCTTATACTGGTACTGGAGGCGTTACATTTACTTTTAATGAGGGATGGTATCTTTCTACTCTTAAGTCAGGAGTAAAGCAGTGGATATATTTAAATGCCGATTCTGTTATTAATATAACTCCTACAAATAATACAGAATATTATGCAGGATTATCTCTAACTACAGATTATATCGATTGTTCAGAAGATGGAACATTGATGGATAATTCTTCTGGTGCTGTTTCAGAATCTATATGTGGAGCTGATAGATATCAAATATTGTTTAGCACATCACAAATAACAGGTACTACTAGCTATAACAACGATTTATTTCAGAAAGTAATTAAATTTGGTTTGTCCGGATCTACATTTTCCGTACAATACATCAATGGATTAACAATATGAGGTTTTAATTATGGCTCAAAATAAGCCTTGCAAGTGTGGAAACAATTCAAGCGAAAAATTGCTTTTTAATAGAAAACCAGTAGAAAAAATGAAACTTCCAATAAAGGAAGAACCTATGTCTATACCAAATCCTTTTAATATGATTCAAAGCTATGCAATGTCAATTATATCAAAAGGATTTACCAGTAAAAAGGTAGAAAAGGAAACAAAGCAATTAAGAGTATTGAGCTGTTTCGGTAACGGATCTTCTATTCCTCCCTGCGAACATTTAAGCAAATCTACTACAGAAGGAAAATTTTTCTGTGGCGGATGTGGTTGTGGGGATAGAAAACAAACTTGGTTAAATGGAAATGAAAATGAATATAGTAAATTAGATTTTCCAAAACTAAATTGTCCTCTTAAGATGCCGGGATTTACAAATTATATTCCATGTACAATTTTTGAATCAAATAATCCAGATAACAGAAAAAATAAAATAGAAAGTTTAAATGTAGAAGATGTCGAAAATGTAACTGTAACTATTCCAGATGCACCTGAAGAATTGCAGAAAATTTTTGATAAAATTATTGAATCAGAGGAAAAGAAAAAATTAGAGAAGGAATAATTGTGCATAAATAAATGTAATGGCACAACCAAACTCCAAGCAAACTCTAATTGATTACGCATTTAGAACTCTGGGAGCACCAGTAGTAGAAATAAATGTAGATCATCAACAAGCATTAGATAGACTTGATGATGCTTTACAAT